GACTCATGAGCGGCCCAATGGCCAAGAGCAACCAGGAGCTGCTGGCTGAGCTGCATGCCGGTTTGGCGTACCACCTGAAGGAGAAGCTGGACCAAGGGATCATCACCACCGGTGAGCTGAACATCCTGCGGCAGTTTCTGAAGGACAACGCCATCAGTGCTGAACCAGCTGAGCAGACGTCGTTTGGCGATCTGGTGAAGGCTTTGCCGGACATTGACAAGGTGATCGACATGGCTGACCGTCGTCGCGCTTCCTGATGGCTCCGCGATGGGAACCACTCCCTGAACCCTTTGCCAGCGATTTCAGGTATCTGCTGTGTCTGGTGTGGAAGCAGGTCAACCTGCCGGATCCCACACCGGTGCAGCTGGACATCGCCCATTACATGCAGCACGGTCCCAAGCGGCGGATCGTCGAGGCCTTTCGTGGTGTCGGCAAGAGCTGGATGGCCGCGGCCTACGTCCTCTGGCTGCTGCGCAACGACCCGCAGAAGAAAGTGATGGTGGTGTCGGCCTCGAAGATGCGGGCCGATGACTTCTCGCAGTTCTGCTTGCGGCTGATCAAGGAGATGCCGCTGCTGCAATGCCTCGAGCCCGATCGGGAAGAGCAGCGATCAGCGTCGATCCGCTTTGATGTGCGGCCGGCAATCCCTGATCAGAGCCCGTCGGTGAAATCGGTGGGCATCTTCGGCCAGCTCACCGGATCCCGGGCGGACCTGATCCTGCCGGACGACGTCGAGGTGCCAAACACCAGTTGGTCTGTCGGCATGCGGGAGAAGCTGCTGACGTCCGTCGGTGAGTTCAACGCCATCCTCAAGCCCGGTGGTGAGGTGATGTTCCTCGGCACCCCGCAGACCGAGGAGTCGATCTACAACAAGCTGCGCCAGCGGGGTTACGACTGCCGGATCTGGCCGGCTCGCTACCCGGACAAGCCGGAGAAGTATGGCGGGGCCCTGGCGCCAATCATCGAGGCCGGCTGCCAGGAGCAGAAGAACAAGGCCACCGACCCGCAGCGGTTCTCAGAGTTCGACCTGATGGAGCGGGAGGCCTCCTACGGCCGCTCTGCCTTCGCCCTGCAGTACCAGCTGGACACGTCTCTGTCCGACAAGGAGCGGTTCCCGCTGCGCCTGTCAGACCTCATGGTGCTCGAGGTGTCGGATCACGCCCCCGAAAAGCTGGTGTGGTCCTCTGGCATCGAGTACCGCATCCCCGATCTGCCCAGCGTCGGGTTTGCCGGCGACTACTTCCACCGGCCGGCCTACATCCACGGGGATTGGCTGCCGTTCCAAGGCTGTGTGATGTTCGTAGACCCCTCTGGACGGGGCTCTGACGAGACTGCCTATGCAGTGGTGGCCCATCTCAACGGCAGCCTGTTCCTGCTCGACTGCGGGGCCTTCCGTGACGGCTACAGCGACGAGGTGTTGACCGAGATCGCCGAGGCCGCCAAGCGCAGCAAGGTCAACCTGATCCTGCTCGAAGACCAGTTTGGCCAAGGCATGCTCGAGAACCTGCTCAAGCCCCACCTGCAGGCCCATCACCCCTGCACGATCGAGACCGTCCGGTCCAACGTGCAGAAGGAGCGACGGATCATCAACGCTCTCGAGCCGGTCATGAACCAGCACCGTCTGGTGGTCAGTCGATCGGTCATCGAAAAGGACAGCCGCGGCCGCGAAGACGAGGCGGTAGAGCGCCAGCTGGCCTACCAGCTGTTCCATCAGCTGACTCACATCACCACCGATCGCAACTGCCTGCAGCACGACGACCGTCTCGATGCCCTGGCCGGCGCCGTCCAGTACTGGAACGAGTCCCTGGCGATCGACGAGGACCGGGCCATCCGGGACCGTAAAGATGAGTTATGGGATCTCGAGCTCCAGGCATTCATGGGCAACATTGAAGGTGCCCTTGATGTGCAGATGCTTGGATTCCCTCTTGAGCAAGTTCCTAAGGGGAGTGCTGCGGCTTGCTGGATGTCGCCTCGAGCTGAATAGCCAAGAGCTTCGGGCACAGATGCTTCGTGAAAGCAAAGGACACCCTTCGCGGGCATGGGTCATTCGTGTCCCCGGTGTCTTTGTCGGGCCCGGTGGCACGCGTGAACGCAGTTCCTTTGAGACCATTGTCATGGCGCCCACTGCGGACTACGCATGGGACGTCGCCACCAACAGCGATGCCTGGACCCGGCTGCCGTTCTGCATCGACAACGTTCAGATTTTCCCCAAAGACCCCGAGGTGATCACCAGTGACCACGATTCGACTCGCTGACGCCGCCAAGCACGACGAACAGCTGCCCCATCAGCTTGCGGCCTGGAATGCCTTGCAGGCCACGTTGACACCTGAGCAGCTGGATGACTTTGCTCAGGGCTTCAGGACGCCTCAGACGGGCGCACAGGCCCCGTTCCAGCCCTCCTCGCCGTTCTCGTACAAGCTCACCCCCAACGTCACCTACGGGGAGCTCTGCTTGCAGTCCCCGGAGCGCCGTTTCCACCAGCAGCACCAGTGCGCCACTGCGCTCACGCTGGCTCAGTTTGTCCAGAAGGCCCGCGACACGTTCAACTGCCCGGCAGTGATCACCTCTGGTTACCGTCCGCCTCGGATCAACAGCGCCGTCGGTGGTGCGTCGAACAGCGAGCACCTTTACAACACGCCCAGCACCGGCGCGATCGATTTCTACCTTGACGGCATGCCGGTCAAGGAGCTGCAGGACTGGGCTGAGCGAACATGGAACTTCTCTTTGGGCCTTGGTGCGCCCAAGGGCTTCATCCACATCGGGGTTCGCCCCGGTCAACCTCGTGTCCGCTGGAACTACTGATGCTCATTCCCGACCACGAGATCCGTCGCCTTTGCCAGCAACGGTCACTGGTGATCCCCTTCGTTGAGGCCAACCTCAACCCGGCCAGCCTCGACGTCACCTTGGGTGGTCGAATCATGGTGGAAGCCAAGGAAACCCCCGACCTGGTCACTGTTGACCTGCACGGTTGCACCGAACAGGATCCCTACTGGATCCAGCCCGGCCAGTTCTTCCTTGCGGAGACCCGCGAGATCTTCAACTTGCCCGATTACATCGGTGCTCAGTTTGTCCTCAAGAGCTCGAGGGCTCGCCGGGGCTGGGATCACGCAGAGGCAGGCTGGTGTGACCCGGGTTGGTATGGGAGTCGGCTCACCATGGAGCTGAAGAACTCCTTGCAGCACCACTCCCTGCCGATCTGGCCGGGGCTGCGCATGGGCCAGATGAAATTCATCCTGGTCAGCGGCACTGTGGAGACTTCCTATGCCAAGACCGGTCGCTACAACTGCGATCTTGGCGTCATGCCCAGCAAGGACTGATCAGCGGTCGGCCCTGCGCTGCTCGCTCAACGCGATTGCCAGGGCCTGTTTCTGACTCTTCACCTTCTGGCCACTGCTGGACTTGAGCTTGCCGCTCTTCCACTCGTGCATGACCTTCTTGATCTTCAGATCGTCTTTCTTCACTGCTTGGCCTTCTTGCTGACGAGGCCGGCGGCCAGTTCAATCACTCGATACCCGCGCACCACCAACCGAGCAACCTCACTCAACCGTGCATTGTCCTTGGGAGTGGGCGTCATGTTCACGATCACCACTGCCACGCCATGAACAGCAATGGCAAGGGCGACATAGTCGGCAAGGCGGTCCACGATCAACACCGGAACACTGCTCGAAGCGTAGCTCCGCTCAAAGATCCTTCTCCAGATCCCGAATCCTGAACTCGTGGTCCTTGATGTCTGACTCCAGCGTCCGAATGTCCTTTGTCAGATCGGCCCGAAGGTGCTGCAGTTCGCTGATCACAGCATCCATTCCTGCTTTCATGCCTGACCGCATGGCTACGTTCTCCATGGCGATCTTCCAAAGGGCGCCAACGGCACCACAGATGCCGGCAGCGGCAAGAGTCGTGAGCATTGGCTCAAGCTGGTCTTCTTCTGCTGTGAACATAGCCCCGCCACGGCAGCGGAGCTATCGCGCTCGACTCACGCTGTAGCGACGCAATCACCAGACATCGACATAGCAAAGGCCTGCACCACCTGCAGAGCTCTTGCCGCCGCCACCGCCCGGGACGCTGCCTGCTGCCACAGTGCTACCTCCACCTGCTCCGCCGTGAATGGTCTTGCCGCCGGTCCCTGTTGGCGCACCGCCACCGCCGCCCCAGTACGAGTTGCCGCCAATGGCGCCACCGCCACCGCCACCGCCGAACGCAACGGCACTGGTGCCGGTGCCGGTCGTGCCATTGCCGCCAGCCAGTGCGGTGCCGTGTCCGTCGCCGGCGGTTGTACCGGATCCAGCTGAAATGCTGCCACCACCACCGCCACCACCGGTCATGTCTGATCCGCCGGCGCCGCCGTATGCGGTCAGAAGCGAGCCAAAGGTGCTGTTGCCACCTGCGCCGCCAGGGCTCCCCCCCGCGCCGCCGCCGCCAATCGTGACAGTCACGGTGGACGGGAGATCTGACAGCAAATACCGCTTCTGAACGCAAGCACCACCGCCACCGCCATAGTTGGCGGTACTGCCGCCACCGCCACCCCAGATCGTCACAAGGGCAAAAGTGCCCGTGGACGGCTTTGACCAGGTGCCGCTCGAGTTGAACGTGGTGCGCGTTGCGCTGCTGCCAGGCGTTCCCCAGCTCAGCGTGCCGCTGCCATTGGTCGATAGCACCTGCCCGGCGGTGCCATCCGTTGCCGGCAGCGTCCATGTGACATTGCTTGCCACCGTGGATGGCGCCTGGAATGCCACCCAGTTGCTGCTATCTGCATCAGCAAACCGCAGGTCCGACTGGGCATTCAGTGTCAGATCACCGGTCAGCGCACCGCCGCTTGCCTTGAGGAAGCTGACCCAGCTCAGGACACCACTGCCGTTGGTGGCGAAGGCTTGATCGGCCGTGCCATCCGTTGCCGGTAGCGTCCATGTGACATTGCTGGTGATGGTTGCCGGTGCTTGGAACGCGACCCAGTTGCTGCTGTCTGCATCAGCAAACCGCAGGTCGCCTTGCGCATTCAGAGTGACGTCGCCGGTGAATGCCCCACCGGACTTCGGCATCTTCTCGTCGTCCAGCTCCTGGATGGCGGATTGCACGTTTGCGGCAGCCACGCCCCCATAGGAGGTGAAACCAATGCTTGATGCCGTTGCGCCCGTGACATAGGCGGCCACCCATGCACTGCCAGTCCACAACCGCATCTCTTGAGCGGTTGTGTTGTAGTACAGCGCACCTCCGACAAGTGCATTGCCGTCGTTGTCGAGCGTTGGGTTGCTGGCCTTGGCGCCCAGGTATCGATCGTCAAAGCTGTCGTAGGCGGCAAGGGTTTGATCCCTTGCGACTTCCGCCGCAGTTTGCGCCGCCTCTGCCGCCACCTTGGCAGTGTTGGCATTTCCCGCGCTGGTGCTGGCATTGTTGGCGCTGGTGCTGGCACTCCCGGCGCTCGTGGCTGCGGCCTGTGCGTGGTACTTGGCGCTGTACTCCCCACCAGCAACGGGGCCTGCTGTCTTCGTGGCCCAGTCATTGGCCAACGCTGCGCTGGCTGCTGCAGCTGCCGCGTCATTGGCGGCGCTGACGATCCCAGCGTCCACATAGGCCTTGGTGGCAGCATCTGACGCAACGGTCGGTGTGCCGACATTGCCGATCTTCTGACCGCCAGCCGTCAGCTGCCCCGTTGCCGGGTCAACGTAGATCGCCTGTTTGTCGTTGTCGTCCAGCTCCTGCTCGATGTAGAGCAGCTGCAGGTTGCTGGTGTCCAGATCGGCAGCCACAAACGTGGAGCCGTCTGAGTAGTCCACCAGCGGCAGCAGGATGGGCGTCACCCGTCGCACCTGCACCTTGGTGCCATTCACTGGTGCAGACGCCAGCAGGGCCGTTGTGGAGTTGACCCAGGTGAACGACACCTCCACGTTGTTGACGTAGACGTGGACGTGTTCCTTGCGGATGTACGGCATCGGAACGCTGAACTGCGTTGTCGATCCGTTGCCCGTGTAGTTGGCGTAGCTGTAAGCCATCAGCGGTTCATCTCCTCAATGAAGTTGGTCATGCTGGTTCCGCCGCTGGCTGGTTGAGGAGCTCCGGGAATCCCGTATCTCTGCTGTTCATTGAACCGCCTCTGCCGTTCCTGACGAGTCTGAACGGCTGCAGTGATCTGCGCCCCCTTACCGGGTGTTGCCATGAACGCCTCCTTGGCCAGCTCCTTGAATCGGCTGATCTCCGCTTGGATCCGCATCGCCTGGAACGACGGCTCTCCATTGGGCCCCGGCTCGTCCTGTCCCTTCACGTTGTAGTCCGGGGCGTTGATGATCTCCGTGACCGTCTGATGCCACGTCTTGCCGGCCTCGTCACGGACTGACCCGAAGACTTGCTGATACTGCGACAGCTCCGAAGGCGTCAGCCGCAGGCCGGGGCCGAAGTCTGCAGCTCGAGGGCCACTGAACACTGCACCCCGTCCAAAGTGCCTGCCCATCTCCCGCTTTACCGGATCCAGGACTGGTTCGTTGACGCGAATGGCAGACCACGGCGTGAACTGCATGGCGCCAATCAGGAACGGCTGGTCCTCTGGCACGATGTCGGTGCCCAGTACCTGCGGCAGCATCATTGGAGGTGATCCGGGCAGGGTCCAATCCCGATGAGGTGGTAGTCCGGTGGAGAATCCCGACGTTTGATTGCGGACTTCGTCTGTCAGTTCATTCCAGAAGTTCAGCGGGCCAATGGGCCCCTCACTTGGGTCAACGGATCGGCGGATCGGATCGACCTGACGACGAGCTGCTCGCATAGCAGACGAGTAGGGCTGGAACGTGGCCACCGTGCGAGCAAGGAATCGAGCAAATGGATCCCGACCACCCGGTCCGGTAAAGGTAACGCTGGGATCAAATGCCGCTTCGTACAGGTTCCGAATCCCTTGAAAATAGCTCTTGTCCAGCTGGCCCTTCATCTGCATCTTGATAAGTTCCATCATGAACGCATTGCCAAGCCGCTCTCGCGTGGCGCTTGGCACTTGCGCCGACAGGTCGTTGTAGTCACCAACCATGCCAAACAATGTGGTGTACGGCTCAAGCATGGTCAACGGATAACCGCGGCTCCAGTTGTTGATGGTGTCGTCCCAGTATTGAATTGAGTTGGGAATACGACCCTGCAGATTGATCCAGTTGTCTGCCAACTGGGGATCCCGTGGGCCGGAGCCGCTGATGCGGATCCTTCCTGTTTGCGTTGCCAGAACCAGCAACGTGGCCACGCCAGTCGCAACAGCGATTTCTCCGTTGACTCTTTGTCGAACGGCTGTGTCCTCGCTGGTGAAGTCCCGCCAGAACGTGTCAGTCAACCACGCTGCCGGTGTGGCCTGCAGCAACGCCTTCATTGCATTGGTGCCGAAGTGCATGAATGGGCTGACAACTTTCAGCACTGCACCAAGCACTGGCACATCCTGCAGCTTGTCGTAGGCGGTGCCAAGCATGGATGCCGTGCGGCCAAACCTTGGTGTCCGACCCAGGTTCAACGCACCAATGCGCATGTCCGTGCCTTCCATCGCAAAGCGGGCCAGCTTGTACCTCCAGTCCCCTTCCTCGACATACTGCTTGGCAAAGTCAACAAGCTCTTGGTCTTTCAATCCTCGTGCCATGCCCAGTCGCGTACCTTCGCCAAAGAATCGGGGCTGAAGGTTGACCACCATGTCCTCTGTCATGTTGACGGACTTGATGAAATTTTGAGCTTCTGCGCTGTCAAGGATCGCATCGGTGATTGTGCGGCCATTGATGATTGCGTCTTTTAATGACTGGTGCAGTCGAGCATCTGCGTACTGGTTGGCATAGTCCCAGGCCTCCTTGCTGAACTTCTCCATGCCATTTTCAACCGCGATCTCCATGCCGCGTGGCATGTGGAGAAACCACTCGTAGGTGTGGCCGGCCATCGTGCTGTTGAACGTGTCGATCGTCAGTTGCAACCGGCTGGCACCAGTGCCAACGATCTGCCACAAGGCATTCAGTACCTTGCCGGCAGTGGACCGAGCAAAGTCGTCCGCCATGTCCATCGATGTGACAGTCCAGCCGGTGCGACCAGTGCCCGCCGCTTGCTTCATCAGTTGCCCAGACGCATCTCGAGCAGCCAGCTGATCAAAGGCACCAGCCGCATAGCTTCTGGTGCTGGTCAACGGTTCACCAGCGCGGAACGCTTCTGCAGCCAGCCGGAACCCGTTGTAGATCTGGCCAGTCATGCGACCAATGCCGGACAGCGCGTAAATCGAACGCTCGATGTCGCCGGAGATGGCCGATCCCAGTGCTTGGGTGCCCATCATCTGGTAGGCACGGAAGATGCCGTTCATCAGGTTGGACGACAGGGTGATTCCAGAGCTAAGCATGTTGTTGATCATCACCATGATCAGCGGACTGTTGCCGTTGATCCGCTTGCCGGCGACGCCCGGGCTGGACTGCACGATGTCAGTCAGCCGCTCAAACGTCTTGATCCGCAGGGACGGATCCACGCCACCGGCAATCAAGAACGTGGCGATGTCATCCGCTGCAGCTTGAGCCTGCACGGTCATCTCCCCGGTCTTCAGGGCCTCGGTGAGCGCAGGATCCACCAGATCGATGAAGTCCTCGTAGATGCCATCAGGACGGCTGTCACCGTCTGCCAAGGCACGGCCCAGCTCTTGATCCACCACCGACTGCACAGGGGGCTCCCCGGGGCGCACGGGCGGTGCTTCACCGGCGATGGCGGGGACGGTGTAGTCCCTGCTCATCTGCATCTCAACGCCCAGCTGACCCCATGGACGGGTCACTTCCATGATGGCCTTGTGCATCCGTCGAGCCTTGTCGGCTGCGGCGATCATGCTGTTCAAAATGGCGTAGTCGGCTTCGCCACCACTGTTCAGCCATTTGCCGGCCTCAACCTGCGCAGCGATCTGCAGGTGATCCGCGTAGAACATGGCGCGGTTCAGGGCCCCGTGCTCATGTCCGGCAAATCCTCTGGTCACCGAGTCCAGGCCGGCCAAGATCGCGTTCTTGTCCAGACCATGACTGTTGAACCACTCCTGGTTCTGCCTCACGACATCAGCGACGTTCATCACCGGGATGCCGCTCTCGGTCGGGCGATCCGGCAGCACCTGGCTCATGGCTGCTAGGCCCGGCGCCAGCTCCTCGCTCTTGGCGGTGTACGGCCGGCCGCTCGGTGACTCAGCCTTCTGGAAGTGGCTGAGCATCAGCAGCTCTTCCCGTGTGATCTCACCAGCTGCCAACTTCTCGGCGTTCTCCCGGTAGACCTTGGCAAACTGCTGCTGCCAGTCGGGGTCCTCAGGACCGGGGATGCCAGGAATGCCTCGAGGTGGTTCGGGCGGTGGACCGGCCTGAAGCCGCGCCATTGTTTGCGGACGAGCCTTCAGGTCGGCAATGTTTGACTTCAGCGCTTCGAGCCTTCCAAGCCTTTGAACAAATTCACCACGGCTTGGCGTTTCCCCTCCGACTACATCTTGCTCAACCAACTGCTTGACACGAAGCGCCCATTCAGGGTCGCCTTTTTTGTATTTCATGAAGTCCGTAACCTTGCCTGGCAGGTCGTTGACTTCAAAAACATTTCCCCTTAATGCGCCTTCTGCTTGGATCTTTCCAGCAGCGGCTTGCGCGTAAATGTCTCGCAAAGAAGACCATTGCCTGATAGTGATTGCGTTGTAGATTTTTTCTATGAAATTGGCAAGGTTGTCCAGAATTTCAACTGCCTTGAAGAAGCCAGTGCCAAACATTGCTGCCAGCTGGTCACGACCTTTGCCAGTCGCCGCACGTTCCACAATGTCTTGCTGTACGGACGGTGGAAAGCCAAGCATTGTCAGCGAAGGTGATACCTGTTTGTTGACAGCAGACATGTAATCCTCCCATCCCTGGGCCTGCCTTTCGATTGGCACATCTTCTCCGCCGCGATTGATGTCGGCCAACGCCAGTTTGACTCTTGCAAAAACATTGTTCACTACCTTTAATTGTTTACTGGAAAGATAGCGCTCTTGAATGACGTGAAAAATTTCGTGGTAAGCGGTTGACGCTCTTGCGTTGAGAAACTCAACGTCTGTTTGCCCTCGGTAGTCCTTCATCCCCATTCTGGTGAACAAAATGATTTCCTTGACTGGATCACCGTTCATGACGCCAGCAATGTTGACGTCGTAACCGCCAAGCATCTCAATCATTTGCCCCGCTTGTCCATGTGCGCCATAATCCACTACCTTTTTGATGCCGTTTTCAAAATCAACACCAACACCTGGACCTGCATAGGCGCGAACAATCTTCACAAGAGTTTCTTGAACTGCTTTTGTTACTTCGGGATCAACCCTAAGCTCGTCCGGGAGCTTGTCCGGCATGTATTTGTCAACAGCATTGGCAATCGACAAGCGAGTGATTCTTTGTTGTCGTGAGCTGGGGCCGTAGAACTGCTCATAGGCCCGGGCAATGGCCTGCGTCTCTGGGGTCGTCATCCCCATGACTACATCGTTGAGAGCCTTGTCCAGGTTCATGCCGGGGATCTTGTCCGCATCCAGCACCTGGCCCTTGGCCAGCAGCAGGCTGCGAGCCTCGTCCTGACTGATGCCCAGCCAACGAGCGATGATCTCCGACACGGCTTGAACCCGGGAGCTGCCCGGATTCAGAGGGCGCATGGCCTCCTCGGGGATCACGACGTCTCGCGTCAGCAGCGGTGCAGCGGCGCCTTCCGTGGCTTCATCCACCAATGGGACTTTGGTGATGTTGGTGGGAGGCTGGACGGTTGCAGCGGTTGCAGTGCGAGGAGTGATTTCTTTTACTCCGTAGAACTGCATGTAGGCAGTACGGACAGCGTCAGTGTTCGCCGTTTTCCTGCCAATACTCATTTCTCTTGAAGCTGAGTCGTAATCGATGCCAGGCACTCGCTCAATCCACAGCAATCGCCCCTTGGCTTGCACCAACGCCAAGGCCTGCTCAATGCTCTTGATTGGATGCCCTGATTCGGGGACCATGTAGTTGGCCATCGCCATCAGACTTTCGGCCGCACCAAACTCTCTGCTTGGCGTGAGCTTGGTGGAGGCCTTGTCCGGAATCTCAATGCGTGGCATGACGCCGGCAGCGGGCTCGAGCGTCCCAGCTGCGGGAACTTCGGCGCCGGCAGCGGGCAGCGCACCCTGCTTGCCCTTGCCCTTGCCCTTGCCCGCTGGTGTCACCTCACCGCCAGCCAGGTCAAGCGCTTTGCGTGTCAGGTCAGTGATGCTTTCAATTTTGCGGAACAGACGGGCATCTGACTCAGCCATTGCCCGCATGGTTGCGCGCAATCCATCCGCAATGGACGGCTCGCTTGGCACACCAGCTACCGGGATCTCTGCCCCGGGAGGCAGCACCTCCGGGTTGATCACCGCCGACTCAATGTCTTTGGCCTGCTGCACGGTGGCCCGGACTTGATCGGCATCCACATCGGCCTTGGCGGCCTCCTTGGCGATGCTCTTGACCACCGGGTCCAGTAGCGGCTGGCTGCCCAGTGCCAGCGCCTTGTCGATCGACAGGGTGCCGTCAACCACCTTGGCGAACACGTCCATCGGCAGGCGGCTCAGTGCCAGGCCTTGGTTGGCGATCTCAACGTTGAAGTCAACACCGCGGGCCTGAAGCTCCTCGACCGTCAGTCCGGCGTCGTAGAACGTGGTGGCTGCATCGATCGCCGTGCCCTTGTTGCTGGCGATGTTCTCGATGGCACCGATCGTCCGGGCTTCAGCAGCTGATCCGGCTTGGATCTCCCACACAGGGATCTTCTCGATGCCTGATCGCTTGGCCAGTGCCAGCCGCTTACGACCGTTGACGACGTAGAGCTTGTTGTCGGCCGGGTTGCGCCAGACGCTGATCCAGCCACCCACCACCGGGTTGTAGGCATCAGCGTCAGCCAGTGCCTGTGTTTCGCCGGTGGCAGCACCGCGACCTTCGGCCTTGTACTGCAGCTGCTGGGGATCGGTGGCGATGTCGGCCACGCTCTCCTCGCGGACCTGGCTGTAGGTGGGCAGCCAGTTGCCACGACGGTCACTACCGACCGGGCCCATGGGATCGGGTACCGTGTTGGCGGCAATCGTCAGCTTGTTGCCGGCATCTTCGACGGCTCGAGCAGTGGCCGCCTGTGCCTGGGTGAGCTCCTCCCACGGATCGGGAATGGGCGCCTGAGCGGGCGCAGCAGCAGGCTCCGCTGCAGCCTCAGGTGCTGGTGCAGCCTCAGGTGCTGGTGCAGCAACAGCGGGCTCCTCTGCCCGTGCAGCGACCAGGGCATTGTCTGCTGCCGTCTTCTCCTTGGACAGCTTCAGCCACTGACGACGCCACCTGTCATAGGCCTGCTTCTCGGCCTTCCACTGGGCAACAGCAGCAGGATCGGCGCCAGCTGCACCAGCCGGGCCAAACCGCTTCTTCTCGCCGCTGGGCTTCGGCGGTGCTTCCCCGAGGACGGTGAGCTTGTTGGTGACCGCATCAACCCGCTCTTGCGCAACATCGACGCGGGCCTGCTGCCGGGGGGCGGCGGGGGCGGCGGGAGCGGCAGGCGCAGGTGCGGGCGCAGGTGCGGGCGCAGGTGCGGCGGGAGCGGTGGCCGCCGGTGTGGGCTGCACCGTGGTAGCCGTCACATCAACCGTCTGTTGCCCGGCCGGCGTGGGGACAGCAGCAGCAGCAGCTCGAGCCTGCGCCTTGGTGGCAGCTCGCCACTGGTTTATCACCGCCCGGCCTGCCAACGCAGCGGACTCGATGGCAGCGCCAGCAGCAACGCCAACAGCGAGACCCAAAATCCCTTCTTTCAAGCGGGCAATGACGTCGTTGTCGCCCGGGCTGCTCAGCACCACCTTCTGCAGCAACGGACGCAGTTCCGGTGCTGAGTTGTTCACCCAGTCCAAAGTCGCCTTGGCCTGCGCGTTCTGCTTGGCAAGGTCAATCGCAGTGCTGGCCGTGGTCTTTTCACCCGGCGTGAATGCCACCACGTCAGCGACAAAGCCAGGGATTGCGCCTTGGCCGGCAGCCTCAAGCAGCTTGGCCCCCGCTCGCAGTCCACCAGACACACCACCAATGCCTTGCGTGGCAGACGCCATGGTCCGCAAAGTGGCTGGTGCGCCAGCTACCTGTGCAATGCCCGGCAGTCGGCTGATCGCTCCCACTGCGCTGGCAACGGGGGCCACGCCCATCAACGCACGACCGCCGAGGTGGGTGGCCGCGGCCGCACCCACCCACTGCGTAGTGCTGGTCAGGAAATCTTCAAGGGCCCCCGTGCTCTTGGCTTTGGGGGGAGGAGGCAGGATGCCGAACAACGGTGAATCCGGCTGACCCGGCCGGCGGCTGGCACCTTGCGCCAAGTTGCTGACACTGGTCAGCAGGCCCGGGAACATGGCGTTGTAGACCACTCGGTTGGCGCCAAGCAACGGGGCCTCGAGAGTCTTGGTGTAACGCTGCATGACGGCCTTGACGTCCTTCTGGAGGTCGCCGGTCTTTGGCCCTGTAAGTGCTCGACCAGTCGCATACAGGCTTGTGGCCGCCGTCATCGGCAAGCCAATCAGCGGAGCGATGCGCTTGTTGGTGAATACGCCAAGCCCCAAGACATCATTGCTTGGAGTTCGAGGATTGATGATCGCGTCAATGACATCAAACGGATTGTTGGCACTGCCGCCACGGCGTACTGCTTCCCTTGCTACTTGCGTCGCAGCATTCCCCTTGGGCTTCGCCACCGATGGATCAATGGGGCCGTTGTAGACCTTGCCGGTGAAGATAGTCTTGATCTTGCCGTCAGGGCCGGTCTCAAACGAATAAGGCATGGGTCAATTCCTCCGTTGGTTGCGGTCAATGCGAATACGAATGCGAGCCTTGCCCGCGTCTAATCCACCGAACAACGCCTTGAACGCTGCAGGGGAAAGATCAATGATTCGTGGATCAGCCCTGTCCACGGCTCGCTCTGTGCCTCCCATCTGGCCAACATCGTTGGCCCACACTCTGATTGTTTTTCCGGTGTTGAGATCTTCAACGACAAGCCACTTGTTCAAGTACCTATCCCGCAATGACCACTGCACGGCAGCCGTCAGCTTTCGTGGGTCAAACCTTTCTCCATTGGCCGTGGGTCCACCAGCAACACCATCACTGCCTCCTCCACCGGTGTAGTACGTCGTATAACCGGTCATGCCACCACCAGTGCGGCTGGTGGGTCTGGCGGCCACATCACCTCCACCGACAAACTCAAAGTGACCGCCGTGCGTGCCTGGGTAGTCAACGTACCTCCATCCATACCGAGCGCCGTTTTGCTTCATCCATGTGTTTGACGAGCCGTGAATGTCAATGGCATTGCCATTGAGGTGCAGTGATCCTTCCGCGCCACCTGCTGCGGCGTTCTTGGCTCGAGTGCGTTGTGAACTGGCCACGTCACGACCACGAACCAGGCCACCCGAGTCTTGGATCATGGCAGCAAAGCTGTTGGCAGCACCAAGACTGAGCAGCACTGGACGGCCCTGTTCGTCGCGCACCTGTGGAATTGTCCAGCCGGCGCCTGCGTCTGAGTCGCTGCCTCGCACCGCAGGGCCTGTGTTCCACTGACCCGGGTCAATCGTTGGCTGCCGTGTAGCAGCGTTGGCACCACCCATCAGCGCATTGGCTCCGTTGTTAAGGATCCGGCCAAGGTTGAACTCCCTTCGCACTACTGGCGGCAGCCCAAACGCAAGGTCGCGGTTGGCGTCGGCCGGTCGGTTGAAGGACAGCTCTTGGCCAGCCAAGCGATCCAGTGACCGCTCAACCTCTGGGTGCATTGGAGCGCCTGGGTAGACGCGCCTCCATTGCTTCTTGAAAAACTCATTGGCCTTGGCTCCGTAGCCGGCATCCTTGATGACTTGGCGTACTGCAGGAGACATAGTGCCTTTCTCCACCCAGTCTTCCAGCGCCCGCTTGTAGTCGGGCTCAGTGAACACGACACCGTGGTCTACCGCCGCATTGAGCCCTGGGTTCTGACCTCGGTTGGTGCGATAGGTGTTGAGGTTGGGAACGCGAGCCTGTTGTGACGTGTTGGTGCTGCGATCAACCTCCGTCTGGCGCCTGTTGGCTTGCCTGGTGAGGAGTGCCCGCACTTCCTCCTTGGTTTTTTCTGGAGTCCATCGTTCAGTCTCGGCTTGATCCTTGATCCGCTCAACGTTTTCTCTCAGGTTGACCTCAAGTTGGGTGAGCAATGCGCTTTCCTCTCGAGTAAGACCTCCTGTCCCAGATGCGGCAGATTCGTAGTACGTCTTTTGACGTGCAATTTCATCCTTGACCAGTTGATCCACCTGCCTGTTGAGTGGTTTGAACTGCCTTTCTCGTTGGCGACCAAGCTCTTGGTGGGCGGAAGCTGCATCAGCAAAATCAATCTCACCGCTTGCCACAAGCTGGTCAAGCTTGCGCATCCGTTCGGTGGGATCTCCAGGCCCATAGGTGATCGTTGTCACCAAACGGCGAGACTCCTCCCGGTTGATTTGCACCTGCATCTGCCCGGTGGCTGACAGCGTATTGATCGACCCAAGGGTTGCTGACTGCTGGCTGGGTGGCAACGCCCTGAACTGCGGGTCAGCCATCACCTGCTGCATCCGCGCATTGCGATCCGCTTGCGTCCCGGCCTCATTCAGCCGGTACCTGGCGTTCAGCGTTTCCGCCATGTCACGACCCACCGAGTCATCAGTGGTGCGGTCGTTCTGCGCGTCCTGTGCCAGGGCCGCCATGGTTGCGCCGGTGATGTAGTTGCGCAGCGCCGTGCCACCCTTTTCGCCCAGTGATTGGCTCAACGTGATGTTGCTGCCCGGTGGCCCGACACGGGTCTTTTCAAACAGGGAAAGGTACAGATCCCCTAATTGCCCCACCTTCTCCCGAGAGCCAGGCTGCCGAGCCAATTCCTCCAGCTGCTGCTTGGCCAAATCAGGAAGTGAATCCCTTAGCCGTCGATACCCTTCTGCACCGAGAGTGGTGTAAGCCTCGTTAAGCGACTGCTCCAGCATCAACTGCGCTTGCTCCCGCGACATGTTTGTGGAGGCGATGGTGGCAAAGAAGCCATCAAATGCCGCCTGCGCCTGTCGCTGTTTCTTGTCAGCCCGCAGCTTGGCGTGAGCACTGTCGAGATTGACGTGCATGCCATAGATCTGGGACTCAAACTCCTGCGCCACCACCGGATCATTGATCACCGGGATCAGGCTTTGCTTCGCCTGCTGGTACAGGGGATCGTCAGTGTTCAGGTCTTCGAGAGAGACATCCCGACCATCCGGTGTCTTGATCGGCCCCATCTGGCTGAAGCGATCCGGGGCAGTGCTCAGAGCCTGCATCATCACGGAGCGGCTCAGCATGCGCTGCGTGTAGGCCTGCTGCAGTGGGCTCAGGCTCTGCAACCTGTCCAGCATCCGCTGGGCCTCTGGATCCCCAGGGCTGCCATCTGCGGGCTTGGCCTTGCGGTACAGGGCATCGCGGATCTGCACGAACTGCTGACCCGGGTAGGTGCGGCTGAGCTCCTGTGCAGCAAGACGACCGGCGGCCTCTGCTTCCTTCTGCCGGGCTGCGTCGTAGCTGGTGTAGAACTCCTGCAGGCCGGTGCTGAACTGTCCAAGGCTTCTGGCCAGAGCCATCAGATCTTGGTTCGGCTGCGGCAGATCGGGTGGTGCGAACAGCTTGACCGGACCACCAAGGGTGGGGGCCCCAACCTGTTGGAAGGTGTTGACAGGTGCAGCCTGTGGCTGGATGGCCGCCTGTGCCATCTGTTGCCGTGCCAGTTCCCCTCCAGATGTGGCCTGCTCGGCGCCACCCACAAGGCGTTGTGATGTCTGCCGATCGACTTCCCCGTAGGACTGGCCGGTGCTGAGTCGTGCCATCAATTACTCCGCTTAGCGTTGAAGGCTGAAACCGGTGGCGGGGTCTGGTATGCACCCAACGCACTGGTTGCCCCGCTGATGACGTAGGGCAATGCGCTGGGTTCCGGTCGCATGATCGGTGCAATCGGATCCACGATCGGTTGCTGGATGTACGGCTGCTGACTGGCGATCCGACTGCCTCGAGTGGCAGCACTCGCTACCTTCGCCTGCTGGGTCTGCGCACCGGTGAACGCCAGGTTTCGCTGCGTGGCGTAGTCGAACGCCGCCTGCTGCCGGTAGTAATCAGCGATCAGGTTGTCCACGCTGGCACCGGTGCGGCCGCTGGCCACCACCTCACCTCGCAGCTGCATGCCCTGCTTCGCGGCTTCCTGTTGTCGCTGGGCCGCGGCCTCCTGCTCCTGCATCAAC